AATGCTGATGAACGTTATGACTTTTACCATAGAGAAGAAGAAAAGATTCCATTTGATCTAGATTATTTCAACAAGATTACTGAAGGTGGTCTCTTGAATAAGACATTGAATGTTGCTCTTGCTGGCACTGGTGTTGGTAAGTCTTTGTTTATGTGTCATATGGCTGCCTCTGCAATCGCGCAAGGTAAAAATGTTCTGTATATTACGTTAGAGATGGCAGAAGAACGTATAGCAGAAAGAATAGATTCTAATATGATGAATGTTGCCATTCAAGACTTGAAAGATTTGTCTAAGCAGATGTTCAGTGAACGTGTAGAAAAAATCAAAAACAAAGTTGATGGTAAGTTAATCATAAAAGAATATCCAACTGCTTCTGCCCATTCAGGACACTTTAAGGCTTTGATTGATGAACTCAAACTCAAAAAGAATTTTAGTGCAGACATTATTTTTATTGATTATCTTAATATCTGCACTTCCAGTAGAATAAGAGGTGGTAATGCCAACTCATATACAATCATCAAAAGTATTGCAGAAGAGTTGCGTGGTCTGGCAGTAGAACAAGACTTACCAATTGTAACTGCCACACAAACTACTAGAGGTGGTTACAATAATAGTGACGTTGAACTTACTGATACTTCAGAATCATTTGGCTTACCAGCAACAGCAGACCTTATGTTTGCTTTGATTAGTACTGAAGAGTTAGAACAACAGGGTCATATTATGGTAAAGCAATTGAAGAATCGATATAGTGATCCTACTAGAAACAAAAGATTCATGATAGGTGTTGATCGTGCTAAAATGAGATTATATGATTTAGAAGAATCTGCACAACAAAACATAACTGATTCTGGTCAAGATACTGGTCCAGTTTTTGATAACAGCACTGCGGGTCAAAGAGTAAATCTAGAAAAGATTAATTTTTAACTTCATAAATAAAGTCATGAAACGCATTTGGCTAAAAATTAATGAAGTATTATCTTCTCGGTCCAGTGATTTACTACAATCGTTAGTATTTTTCTCTGCTGGCTTCAGTCTTTATCAACTATTTCTATTGGGTAATTGGGGATTATTATATCTGGTCCCCATTTCTTTTGTGTTTAAAGAATTTGTAGTATCAGGTTACTACCACAGATGTATCTCTCACAATGCTTGGGAATGTCCTAAATGGTTAGAAGTAATATTTTTATCTTTGGGTGCAGGGTTTGGTTTGGGTGCAACAATTGGATGGGCAGCCGTACATAGAGAACATCATGATACGGCAGATATTGTAGGTGTAGATCCACATGGACCCACAAGAAGTCTTTGGGAAAACGTAACAGTGTTCAGAAGAAAGCCTGATCAGAAATATATGGAGCAATTGTGGAGCAATACTTTACTCCGCATACAAGGACAGTTTTACTGGTCAATATTTTTTGTTGTCGCCTCGCTATTAATTATGACAATAGGAATTGCTGAGTACTTCTTTATGTTGTTTATGATTTACTTACAACTAATATCACTAAACATAATTGGACATATGCCAAAACTAATAGACAAAATGGTGGTGTTTGGTGCTGATATAAATCATGAGATGCATCATGATAAACCTTGGAAAGCAAACACGAATAAATTTGACATAGCATATTACACTTTAATTAAATGGTTTCCCCATAATTAATAATGTATAAATAGCATTATGGATATTGATGAGCAAAAAGAAGAGATTGAACACCAGAGACAACAGAACTTGTTTCAAGAAAAATCTTTAAAAGACCAAGAGAAAGCAATTCAAGAACAGCAAGACCGAATTGCTAAATTGTTAGGAGGTGAAATATGAATTCATTATTTATTGGTATAATCGTATCACTAGGTATAGGTGGATACTTTTACTATACTACCACACAAAATGAATTGATTGAACTCAGATCATTGAATGCGGCATATGAAACTAAATTTGAAACCCAAGAAAATACTATCAATACTATGGAAGCCCGCTACGAAAATCAATCCAATGCCATCATAGAAATGGCAGCCAAGAACCAAGAAATTATAGCAGAGCGAGATAGATACTTAGGCATATTCCAGCGACATGACCTCGGTAAACTTGCGAATGCCAAACCTGGACTAATTGAACCGAGAGTGAACAATGCAACTAAAGACGTATTCGACAGCTTGGAGGCTGATAGCCTTTTCAAGTTTGATCCTACTCCTTAACGGATGTAGTCTTTTACCTCAACCACCAAGAGAAGTGGTTGTAAAGACTATAGAGGTCAAAACTCCCATAAGACACCCAATCATGCCCTCGGCAGTGGACATGAAAGAACCACATTGGTATGTTGTTTCAGATAAAAACATCGAGGAGTTCCAGAAAAAAATTAAAAAAGAAACGGGTGGTGTATTTTTTGCCATGACACCCGGTGATTACGAATTAATGGCATACAATTTACAAGAAATAAAAAGATTTGTAAAAGAAACCAAGGAAGTGATTATATATTATAGAACTGTGACCCTAACTGATGAAGAATTGGATGTTATCAACAAGTCTAAGGAGACTACGCCGGAGAAAAAGTCTTTCTTAGATACATTCAAAAGGAACACCGATGAGCGATCTGAAAGTAACAGTGGACAAGACAACAACGACTAGTGACGAAGGAACTAAAAGAGTAGATAGTCGAGGTTACCGCACTGTAGAAGGCATGGATGATGCCGATGTAAATGGCGACGGACACATTTCTAACGGAGAATTAGAAATGCACCTAGAATTCAAGCGTAAAGAACTTGAAGATCAAGATGCGATGAGAGATGCCCAAAGAAAAATGGCATGGTTTGCTCTTGGTGGTATGTTGTTGTATCCTTTTGCGGTTGTTATGGCTTCACTAGCTGGACTAGACCAAGCACAATCTACTTTAGGTAGTATGGCTCCTACATATTTTGTAGCAGTTGCCGGTATCGTAGCCGCATTTTTCGGGGCACAGGCATTCACTAAGAAGTAAAATATATGAGTCACTTGAAAGAGAATGACGTAACATATTTTCAACATTTAAGATTTGCATGGGGAGTTGCATTCGTGTTAATTGTCCATGGTATATTTCCATTCATATGGGAAACCAAAGCAAGCGAGATACTGTGTAAAGAAGAGTAAATTATATAATGGAACATTTTGAAGTAGATATTACTCTGCATCGTAATTTGATAGATCACTTGTGGTCTATACACAATCAGCGCACCGATGATTACCTAAAGCACACTGTGGGTAACGATTACACCAATCTAGATATTCTTATTCTAGAACCCAACGAAGCACTAGACACACTAGCCAATAAATTTCCAGTAAGACCAACAAGAATGTCTCTCATGTATGTAGCACCCAATGCGGTGATAGTACCTCATGTGGATGGAAAAGACTATGGTCGGAATACAGCCGTTGTGTTCCCATTGGTACAAGTCGGCAAATGTTTCGCGCCAACTACCCTATATAAAGTTGATAATGATTCGCATTCGCATTTAGATTATGATAACGCATATGCCTTCTCCACGCAGGTAATGCATGGTGTAGAAAACAATGAGAATGAACGACTGGCACTACAGTTGTGGTTTGAAGAAGACTGTGATACGCTCAAAAACCTTATGGATTTAAACATATCTCAATAATATGCGTAAAAAACCGATTTTTTTAAACATATCTCAGTAATATGCGTAAAAAACCGAATTTTTTACTTGACATTTGGTGTGATTCCATGCATAATATGTGTATAAGTTAATCAATGAGAGAGAATATATTATGAGTGTACAAACTATCAAAAACGAAATGCTAAAAATGACTCAGTCCGAGTTGTCTCAAATCATTTCTATCGCGCAACAAATCAAATCCATATCTGCCACTGCCACGTTTTCAGTTGGACAGCAAGTTATGGTAATTCAAAAAACCAAACAAACACCCGGTGTTATTTTGAAGATGAACCCCAAAAAAGCCATTGTTGAAATGCCTTGGAAAGGCAGTACTGCTTCGGTTTCTGTTCCATTTTCAATGCTAGAAGCCGCGTAATGGTTAGGTCGCTAGAGAGACCTGCTGAAGTCTCTAGAGGTTGATGACCGAACATCCGCGAGGGGAATGAAAACGCCCCTCTTATAATTTTTGGAGTAAGAATATGAGCAATCACTATAACGAAGCATTACTAGAACGCCTCTATGAAGAGGGTCTAGATCACGGTATGTCTGAAGAAGAAGCGACAGAGTATGCCTATGACGAGTTCGAAAAGAGGGCTTTTGTATGATCCAGATGCTTCAGGAAGTCACTGATTGGGGTTGTGAGCGCGTAGTAAATGGCATATATCATGTCAATGACAGTGGTCAGTTAGTCGCATACCAAGCACCAGGCGGCTCTGTACAGCGATTCAAAGCACCAATGAAACAGTACAGTAAAGCAAGGCGCAAATTTGTTAAGGTTGGAGAATATGAAATTGAAAGTAACTGATAAAAGACATGGTGGTCCATTTGATCGAGGCTCAGCGGACAGCTATTATCATAGAGGTATTAATCCTCATTATTTCACTGGCGCTACTCATGCGTCGGAACTTGTTGAAGAGCATGATATGACTGATGATCAAATTGCAGAGTATAATGCTGGTTATGCCGAAAACGAAAAGTTTGGAGCCAAAAAGGAATGGTAGACGAAATTGAACCTAAATTTTCTCCAGAAGAAATCGAAAACTCAAAAAGAATTTTTAAATCTGCCACTCCAAAATATACCCTAGATTGGTATCTGAAGTGGCTTTCATCGTTTTTGATATTGTCTGCTATTACAGTTAGATCATCTGGTATACCAGATTTAGTTTGGCTTGATATGACATTAAGTTGGATAGGAGTAATCGGTTGGTTTGCAGTCTCAATACTTTGGAAAGATAGAGCATTAATTCTGCTAAATGGAGTTAGTTGTGTTGTCCTATTTTCAGGCCTGTTGCGCTACTTTTACGGATAATTTATGCATATAGCACTTGTTGGTTGTGGTTTTGTAGGCAGTACATACTTAAATGCTCTTGAAGATGCCCATGAAATATATGTAATTGATCCAAGTCTAAATACTAATAGAGTAGATGATTATGTCTTTGACGGTATCATCTTATGTTTACCTACTCCCGCCAATAATGACGGGTCTTGTAATTACTCAAGTTTAGTAGATGTTATTTCCGAAATTAAAAACCACAAAACTCCTATACTTATTAAGAGTACTATTGATCTAAAGTGTTGGAGATATATAAACAAAAAATTTAAAAATCCATTTGCATTCTCACCAGAATTTTTACGCCAAGATCACGCACAACTAGACTTGAAACAAAATAAAAGAGTTTTATTGGGTGGTAAAAAAACGAACTTCTGGTGGAAAGTATTGTATTCATGTGAAACATTTACATACAAGCACTACACTCATGCAAAAAATGTTGAAGAATTGATTATGACAAAGTATGCTATAAACGCATTCTTGGCTACTAAGGTAGCTTGGTTTAATCAACTATATGATTTGTGTGATGAACTAGAATTAGATTTTGAATCTATTCGAAACCACATAATAGGCGATCCCAGAATTGGAGATAGCCATACACAAGTAACTAAAGAAAGAGGATTTGGTGGTGCTTGTTTCCCTAAAGATACACAAGCACTTATGAATATGTCAGAAAATGGTGACACACTTTCGATCTTAGATTGTGCCATGGGGTACAATAATTCAATTAGGTCCTCGTAGTTCAACTGGATAGAACATCGGCCTTCTAAGCCGAGGGTTGCAGGTTCGAGTCCTGCCGAGGACGCCATTACAGAGGTATTGCCAGTGCAAAGAGTAAGAGTGGTGTATAAGCACTACAAAAAAGATAAAGAATTGGAATGTGAGGGTATATTGTTTGAAAAATTAAATAAAATAAGCGACCGAATAGTCGTTATTAGAGATGACGATACATATGAAGATATTATCAAGGATACGATTGTGTCCTTGGAGTATATATAGTATTGCAAAAAGGAAATAATTATGCCCACATATAGTTTTAGAAACAATGATACCGGTGAAGAATGGGAAGAGTTTATGTCCATTTCAGCCAGTGAAGAACTGATGAAAAACAATCCAGCAATAGTCAAAGTGCCTACTGGTGTTGCAATTATTGGTGGTAGAGGTGATGGAGTAAAACCAACAGGAGATTTTAAAGAAGTATTATCTCGTATTTCTGAACAGAATCCATATTCACCTCTGGCTTCAGAGTATGGTAAGAAAGACCCTACTTCAGTAAAAGTCCGAGACACCGTAAAGAAAGTTCGCAAAAAAGTTGGGGGACCAATGAATGAGTAAATTTCTCAAAAAAATAGGTGATTGGATAGACCCCAATTATTGGGCAGAAAAAATTGGCGATAAAACAGGTGCGTATGATAAAGCGCACAATAGTTCTTTAGCAGAATGGTCACGAAACCTTACCGGATGGAAATGGTGGGCTTGGCAGTTGCTTGGTGGTTTTATCGGATTAGTAATTATAGAAATCTTACTAAACATGGTAGGTATGACAATTATACCATGGTAAGGTTATCGTAGAAGAGGAAATACATAAATATGACTGATGATGTTGAATCTCCTAAAGAAAAATCTGAAGGAGAATTATACAATGAAGAGCGAGTGAAAGTATTACAAGACGCATTGCGTGTTGACTATATTGAAAAATTTGATGTTTACGCTCAATTATTAATGGTACAAAGAGAATTGTCTGAAGTTACAATATCTAACAATAAGTTAGAAAAAGTCAATAATCTGTTATCTATGAACAACAAGGCTCTTTCAAAAGAAATTGTTGAATTGAAAGGTATTGCTAACGACTTAAAAGAAAAAATGAAAAAGTCAAGAGCAGACCTTAAAAAACAAAAAGAGATTTTTACTACCTCAGAACCATATACAACTGAGGAAGAAGAAATTAAAGAAAAACCAAAACGCAAACCGCGGGCAAAAGTTAAAGAAGAATGAAAAGATTCTCAACATTTCTAACTGAAGATGCACAGGGTAAGAATTTACACTTAGAGCATCTTGAGGATGAAATACTCAATTTTGGAATTGGTGGAGCCAGAGGCTCTGTCAATTTTCTGCGGTCTTTACGAGACATGATGGCTGGAAACTCCCGTACGTCTATTAATATGACAGTAAAATGGGATGGAGCTCCAGCTATTTTTGCGGGTGTAGATCCTTCTGATGGAAAATTCTTTGTAGCAAAAAAGTCAGTGTTTAATAAAACACCTCTTTTATACAAGACTACAAGAGAAATAGATTCTGATGCAAGGTTACCCGCTCCACTAAAACCTAAATTTAAAACTGCTTTAACAGAGTTTGCCAAATTAGGTATTACAAACGTCCTTCAAGGTGATCTGATGTTTACTTCCTCTGATCTAGAAACAGATAGTATAGATGGTCAGACCTACACAACATTTCAACCTAACACAATCGTTTACGCAATCCCTAAAGGTTCATTTTTAGAGAGAAAAATGAAGTCTGCCAAGATCGGGGTGGTCTGGCATACTACCTATAAGGGAACGTCACTAGAAAACATGAAAGCATCTTTCGGAGCAGACACTAGAAGTCTTAGGAAACCTTCTTCTGTTTGGATGGATGACGCAACATATAAAGATAGCAGTGGAACAGCCACATTTACTAAAGCAGAGACAGATCAAGTAACAGCTAAATTATCTGAAGTTGGAAAATCATTCAACAAAATATCATCTGCTGAATTAACAAAGTTTTTAAGAATACAAGCATCGTTTGAAGGTAAGTTTATTGGTGCTAGTATAAAGACATATACAAATTCTAAAGTAAGAGTAGGTCAAGAAATTACTAATCCTAGTGAACACGCAAAAGGTTATTTAACTTGGGTCGAAGAAAAATTCGACAAAGAACAGGAAAAAGTTAAAACTGATAAAACGAAGAAAGCGATTGAGGACAAAAAAACAGCGACCCTCCGTGATCTACGTAAGTTGACAGGCTTACTTGTAAACGTCATCATCTTCCAGAACTTATTAATATCTGCGAAGATGATGATAGTTTCCAAACTGAATAAAATAAAACAATTGACTAATACATTTGTCAGAACTCCTACTGGATTTAAAGTAGTAAACCCAGAAGGGTATGTTGCTATTGACAGAACATCTGGTAGAGCAGTAAAACTGGTTGATAGAATGGAATTCAGTTACAACAACTTCACAGCAATTAAAGCATGGGACAGATAGTTTATTTTTATGTTATAAATAGTATCAAACATACTAATTATTAGCAGAGAATAAACCATGAAACTCCGAACAATCCACGAAGAAAGAGAAAAGCGAATAGTATTTGCTTTTGGTCGACTAAACCCTCCAACTGCTGGTCATAGTAAATTAGTCGATAAAGTAAGAAGTGAAGCCCAGAAGAGAAGGGCAGATCACCGTGTGATTGTGATTCATTCTCAAGACAAACATAAAAATCCTCTTACCGCACAAGATAAAATAACTTATCTGAAAAGTATCCATCCGGGTACTAAATTTTTGGCATCTTCTAGAGCAGAACCACACTTCATTGCACACCTTAAAAAGATGAACTCACAGGGATTTACTCATGTAGTAATGATTGCTGGGTCTGATAGAGTTGCAGAGTTTCAAAAAATAGCAGATAAATATAATGGTAAAGATTACACATTTAAAGAAATTACAATAGTATCAGCCGGTGAAAGAGATCCAGATGCAGAAGGCGTGACTGGAATTAGTGGCACTAAAATGAGAACTTTTGTTAGCAACAATGACTTTGCATCATTTAAGAGAGGTCTTAATCCTAGAGCAACAGATGCTAGTGCTAAAAAGTTATTTAACGCGGTACGTAAAGGTATGCAACTTAAAGAGGGTCAAAGTCGCCCCTCTTTCTCAAGGTTCTTAAAAGAACAGATAGGAACACTTTAATGAATAGAGAAGCAGTTTTTGAACAATTAAAAATCGATGAAGGAGTAGAATATGTCATCTATAACGACCACCTCGGCTATCCCACCTTTGGAGTCGGTCATCTTATCAAAGAAAGTGACGAGGAATTCGGAAGGGAACTTGGAACTCCAGTTGACGAAGAAAGAGTCCGGGCGTGTTTTGACAGAGACCTTGATATTGCCATCTCCGAATGTAACACTTTATACGGAGAAAGCAAGTTTGGAGAATTACCTGACACCGTACAGCAAATCTTGGTCAATATGATGTTCAATATGGGGAGACCCAGATTAAGTAAATTTAAGAAAATGAATGCCGCTGTGCTTGAGGGCGATTGGAAAACTGCCGCAATTGAAGGTAGAGATTCTAGATGGTACGATCAAGTAACAAATAGGGCTGAAAGGTTAATGAAACGTTTGGAGGAAACATGAAACACGGAATTATTATTGTAGCAGTTATATTATCGCTTACTGGTTGTGCCAATATTGGCAATCTTTTTGCTGATAAATTTGATAACGTAGAATATGGTAAACTAGTAGAACTTAATGTTGATGCTATTACCAGTGAGGGTAGATGTCCATTGTCACAAGACACTTATAAAAACTCTCTGTGGCTGAAGATATATAGTGAGGGTACTATGAACGATACCAGCACTGATCTTTACAATGAATTACATGGACTAGTTGAAGAGTTTTACAATAGAGAAAATCCTTCAGACGTTTATTGTAAACTAAAATGGGAAAATATTGTTAAGGCAACAGATGATGCTATTGCTTTAACTGGATCACGCATCAAAAAATAATGAAGGAATAACATAATGCAAGAAGCAGAATTATTAAAAGAGTACGAAGATAAACTTGTGCAACTACAGGGTTATTTAAGAGAAGGTAGTATTACTCGTAGTGAGTATGATGAGTTGATTGCTGATTTTTCTGATGTTGAGGCTATTCGTAATAGTATCAAAGATGAGAAATTAAAAATTCATGCAGAAAATATTGTTTCAGCACTTAGCAAGGTATTAGCTTTAATTTAATTATAAATAACCTTATGGACAAAACATTCGCAGATTTTCTCGATCTTCCACCACTTGAAGAGGGTATAAATGACCCAGGAATCTTCAAGGCAGTTTTCCTTGCTGGAGGACCAGGTAGTGGTAAGTCATTTATTGTGGGTCAAACTGGACTACAATCTTTTGGCTTGAAACTGATAAATTCTGATGATGCTTTCGAAAGAGCCTTAGCTAAAGTGGGCATGGAACCATCACCAGACAATATATTTTCTAGCAAAGGTCAGTCTATCAGAGACAGAGCCAAACTTCTTACAAATAAAAGACAAGAACAATGGATAGATGGTAGGCTTGGTCTAGTAATTGATGGTACTGGTAAAAATTATCAAAAAATAAGCAATCAAGCAAGTAAACTCAGATCAATTGGTTATGATGTTGCGATGATATTCGTCAACACTGACTTAGAAACAGCACAAGCAAGAAACAAATCAAGACCCAGGACTCTTCCAGATAAAGTAGTAGCAGATTTGTGGAAAGACGTACAAAATAATATCGGTAGATTTCAAAACTTGTTTGGTAGACATATGTATATTGTTGATAACTCAGATGGTGCAAACTATCAGGGTGCTACAATGTCAGTCTATAGAAGAATTGGTGCATGGACAAGAGAGCCTGTTGCTAACCATAGAGCGAGAACGTGGGTAAAAGCCCAGAAAAAATTACGTGGAATAAAAGAAGAAGACATAGGTAGAAACAGAACAACAATGCGAAATCGTATTGGTAAGTCTTCAATGCAACGTAAAGCAGAAAAGCGTAGGGCAAAACTTACACAGTTAGCTCCTAAAGATCCAGTCCAGGAAGATATAAAAGATATGGACATGGGCGAAGTTATCAAAGATTTCCAGAAATCAGATGCGCCTCAGTTTAAAGGTAAATCTAAAGAAAAGAAAAGACAAATGGCAATTGCCGCCAAACTTTCAACTGAAGAACAAGAACTTGATGAAGCACCAAGATGGATGCTTGATCCACTTGCTAAAACAATACATAGAAATAAGTACAACGTTGCTAAAAAAATACTAAAGCAATTATATGATAGAAAGAAAAGAGAAGGTGGTGGCAGGACCAGACATGGTATTGAGTGGTA